ACATTGACCGGTGATAAATCTGTAGATATGCTTCTCACAGATCCTCCTTACAACGTCAACTACACAGGCGGAACCAAGGACGCACTCAAGATCATGAATGACTCAATGGAAGACAGCAGATTCAGAGCGTTCCTGTCAGATGCTTTCAAGAACGCTGATGCGGTTATGAATCCAGGTGCAGCATTTTATATCTGGCATGCAGACAGTGAAGGCCTTAACTTTAGATACGCAGCCACAAACACAGGCTGGAAGATCAGACAATGCCTGGTCTGGGTAAAGAATGCACTCGTTCTCGGCCGACAAGACTATCAATGGAAACATGAGCCGTGTCTGTATGGCTGGAAGAATGGCACTCATTACTTCACTGAGGACAGAACTCAGGCAACAGTTATTGATGATAAGATAGACCTCAAGAAGCTGAAGAAGGAGGAAATGCTGAAGCTCCTGCAGGAAATATACTCGGAGAAGGTACCGACTACTGTACTTTATGAAGACAAGCCGCTTGTCAATGATGTTCATCCGACGATGAAACCAATACGACTGATGGCGCAGCTCGTGAAGAACAGCACGAAGCCAAAACAGATAGTGCTTGACTTATTCGGCGGAAGCGGCTCAACCATGATGGCGTGTGAGCAGCTTGACAGAATATGCTACACTATGGAGCTGGATCCGAGATACGTCGATGTAATAATCGAGCGCTGGGAGACATTCACAGGCCAGAAAGCAGTCAAACTATAAGGAAGGAGGTCGGTGATGGCAAACGAGCAGAATCTAATCAACGGAGCTGCTACACAGTTCGGAAGCGGTGAGGAAGCGGCGAAGAACGGAAAAAAAGGTGGCATCAATTCCGGTAAAGCTCGTCGTCGTAAAGCTGACCTCAGAAAGATAGCGCAGCAAGTCCTTGATGGAACTTACACAGACAGCAATACCGGAGTGAAAATGACAGGCGAGGAGATTGTGCTTAACGGCATAGTTGCTAACCTGTCAGATCCTAAATGCAAGAACTGGGGCAAGGCAATGAACTTGCTCGTCGAGCTTCTCGGAGCTGATAAGAGCCGTGAAGAGAAGCAGCAGATCAAAGCACAGACGGCCCTGCTCAAAGCTAAGGTCGATGTACTGACCGGAGCTGACACCTCAGCTCTCGACAGGCTCGATGCAATCCTAGAGGGGATGAAAGAAAATGCCGAACGAAGTACCGATGTTAAAAACGATACTGACTCCGGAACTGAATCCAAAACAGAATGAGTACATTAGGAATGCTAACAGCAGATGGAACTTCAAGACCGGAGCTGTAAGATCAGGCAAGTCTTACTGTGATGTAGCTTATGTGATCCTTTCGAGGATCAGAGCAGTGAAGGATCTGCCAGGCCTGAATGCAATCCTGGGTGTGTCTCAGGAAACGATTGAATCAAACGTGCTGCAGCCTATGAGAGAAATTTATACCAGCTCCGTAGTCGGAACAATCAACAGCAGGAACGTGGCTATGGTTGCCGGTGTACCTGTTTACTGCCTCGGAGCCGAGAAGGTTTCTCAGGTCTCGAAGCTGCAGGGTAAATCAATCAAATACTGCTACGGTGACGAGGTCGCTAAGTGGTCGGAAGATGTCTTCATGATGCTTAAGTCCCGACTTGATAAACCGTACAGCAAGTTCGACGGCAGCTGCAACCCAGAAGGCAAGATGCACTGGCTCAAACAGTTTATTGATGATGATCGCATAGACATCTATGTACAAAAGTACACGATATTCGATAATCCTGCTTTGAATCCAGAGTTCGTGAAGAACATCTGCACAGAATACTCCGGAACCGTATACTATGACAGATTCATCCTGGGCAACTGGGTAAACGCAGAAGGTCTCGTGTATCCAATGTTTGACGAGACAAAGCACGTCACAACACAGGAATTCGACTTCAAGCCTGCTTACTACGTCAGCTGCGACTACGGTACACAGAATCCGACTGTGTTCCTGCTCTGGCATAAGATAACAGATGGCCGCTGGCTCTGCGAGAAGGAATACTATTACTCAGGCCGTAAGGAGATCAAGCAGAAGACCGACGAGGAATACTGCGACGATCTGTTCAAGTTCCTGGACGGCATTCACATCAACGGTATGATCGTGGATCCTTCGGCTGCGAGCTTCATCGAAGCTCTGAAGCGCAGAGGCGTGGTCGTAATACCTGCCAAGAATGCAGTTGTTGACGGAATACGATTCACGAGCGGCCTGATAAACAGACAGCAGCTGCTGTTCAGGCCCTGCTGCAAGCACACAATCGAAGAGTTCTGCGTTTACAGTTGGAACCCGGACACAGAAGAAGACACAGTCATCAAAGAGAACGACCACACAATGGACGCTATGCGATACTTCTGCTACACACATCTGGCAGTAAGTAAAATACGCACACCGAAACTAAGAGGATAAGGAAGTGGACAGATGCCGTTTTTACTTAAGAACGACGCAGCAATTACACCGGAGCTGATATGCAAGTACATCAAGCTTCACAGGGAGCTGCTGTGTGATAGGTACAAGATGCTCGAAGATTACTACAACGGCGAGCATCCGATACTCAGGAGGCTTCCGAAGCGTGAAGGAGATCCATGCAACAATCTGGTTGCAAACTTCCCGGCTTACATCGCAGACATGGCCTCAGGATATCACATCGGCGAGCCTGTGTCTTATCAATCAGAATCAGAAGACCTGACCGACCTGCTGGAACTGTACAAGAATGCACAGGTAGATGTGCAGGATACAGAGAACTCAGACGATCAGGCGATATTCGGGGTGGCATATGAGCTCGTGTATATGAGCTCGGACGAAGAGCCGGAGCCGAAGACAGCAAACGTGCCGCCTTCGCAGGCCTTTGTGATCTACAACGACACAGTCGAATTCAAGTCGATATGTGGCGTTTATTACACACAGACATGTGATCAGAGCGCACAAACGATCAACGGTTACGATGTCGTAGTAAGCACCGCTGAGAAGTACATCCGCTTTCATGTGAATAAGGATTATAACATCGAAGGCGATATTGACGAGGATATCAATCCTTTCGGTGCTGTAACTCTCATCGAGATTTACAACAATAAGTACAAAAAGAGCGACTTCGAGAAGGTCCTCTCTCTGATCGACGGCTACAACAAAGAGCAGAGTGTACGTGTTGATGATAAGGAAGAGTTTATAAACTCCCTTATGATTCTCAAGGGACAGGTCCTCGGAGATACCGACGATGAAAAGGATGAAACATACCGCAGCATGAAGGAGCGTGGTGTAGCTGAGCTGTCACCGGACGGTGATCTCTCGTTCCTGACAAGGCAGACCGACAGCCAGGGCGACGATCTCCTGCGTACATCAATCGCAGAGGATATACACAAGTTCAGCTACGTGCCGAGCTTCACAGACAAAGACTTCGGTGGCAATATCAGCGGCATAGCGATGCAGTTCAAGCTCTTCGGACTTAATCAGCTCATGAAGAAGAAGGACAGATACACGGTCGAAGGTCTGAGGGAGCGCATGAAGCTTTTTAATGCAATCTTGAAGGTGCAGGGCAAGAAGCCTATCAACGTTAACAATGTTAAAATCACGATAACACATAGTTCACCGAAGAATCTCCAGGAGCTTGCTCAGATCATCGGAGTGTTGACAGGAATATGCAGCAATGAAACACTGGCTGCACAGCTGCCGTTCGTCGAGGATCCTGAGAAGGAAGTCAAGAAGGCGAACGAAGAGCGCAGGCAGCGAATGGATGAAGAATTCGTAATGTCAACGGCTGCAGTAACAGCTAAGAGCGATGACGCAGAATGAGCAGTACTGGATAGATAGAGCCAACAGGCGTATGGATAACTATACGCTTGCAGCATTCGACCAGGCAAGGATAATCAAGCGCTCTTATAACGAGACGCTGAACTATGTGCGTGATGAGATAGCAAAGATCCTGCGGCACGTCGGAGACGAGGACACGCTTGCCTACGAATACCGCATGAAGCGACTGAATACGCTGCTGAAAAACACACAGAAGAAGATGCAGGAGCTGTATGGTGTGAATCTGCTCGACACAACAGCATTCCTGCAGCAGATCATACCAGAAGCATACTATCATACGATCTTCGACATTGCTCAGGGCACCGGATACCTGCCGTCCTTCGCAGCCGTTCCGACACGGTACATCAACAAGATATTGAACGAGGACTGGAGCGGCATGAACTACAGCAAGCGCATCTGGAGCAACACAAACAAGCTCGCTGAGGACCTGCGGCAGACACTGACAGCGGCAGCGATGACCGGTGAGAGTATAACAAAGACTTCCAGGAAGCTGGCGGAGGCATTCAATACCAGCGACTACAACGCTCGCCGGCTGATCAGGACAGAAACAACCTACGCAACGAACCAGGCTGAGCTGCTTGCATACGACGAGCTCGACATCGAGCGGTATGAGTTTGTCGCTACTCTCGATACACGAACATCGCCAATCTGTCAGAAGCAAGACGGCAAGATATACGAAGTGAAGGAAGCAAAGGCAGGAGTGAACCTGCCTGCAATGCATCCGAACTGCAGAAGTACAACAATACCGTACTTCGAGGACGGAATGCCAACGATGCGAGCTGCACGAGACGCAGACGGCAACCGCATCAAGGTACCGGCTTCAATGAAGTACGACGAGTGGTACAAGAAGTACGTCGAGCCGAAGGAGAAGAACCAGAGGCCGAGGACGCTGGCAGCACCTGCAAAGGGCAAGCCTGTCGAAGTCCCTGCAGCAGCACCGGCAGAGATACCGATGCCACAGGAAGGAAGCGGCGGCTATACAGACGTTAAAATACCAAAGAGAGGTAAATAATTATGTATCAGAGAAGAGATTTTAATTTAAAAGAGGTTGCGTTAAGCAACTCAATCAGATATAAACTTATCGAAGTTGAAAAGCTTCTGGATCAGATACCAAACTGCCGAGAAAAGAGCATTGCATTAACTCACATCGAGGACGCAATGCTTCACTCAAACCTTGCAATCACTGAAACAGGAATACCGGAGGAGTAAAGCATGGCCATGAGAGACGACAAATACCTGCTTTCTCAGGAGCAGGTCGAGAGAATACGTCAGATCCTTGAAAAAGGTGACCGTGTCGAGCTGATACCAGGTAAAGAACGGATTAAGATTATACAGGAAACCAGAAAAGAACACAAAATTGAATAAACCGTATCTCTAAGCGTTGAGATATAAGAGCCGAGCGTGGTTAGTTGTCTAACTGCGCTCGGTTTTTTTATACTTGCGAACAGAGCCGCAAGAGAAATATAGCTGCACAGCTCCCAGAGCGGAGCTGCATGAGGTGTTAGTTTACGGAAAATAACCGTTGTTATCCCGGGCGGCGGTTAATCCGGTTCAACTCCGGAACACTTCACCATTCAGGCGACGGCCTTTAAACGGATTCGTCTACTCTAACGTTAATGGAGGTATTAACATGAAAGAATTTTTAAGAATCCCTATGCAGTTTTTCGCTGAGGATCCTGACGGAACAGTTCCAGAAGGGACTGCAGGTGTTCAGGGTGATCCAGCGCCACAGGGAACAGAACCGCAGAAGACAGAACCTGCTCCGGCAGCTGACAAGACGTTCTCTCAGGCAGATGTCGACAAAATCGTCGCTGAGAGGTTAGCACGACAGCAGAAGAAGCACGAGGCGGAATTACAAGAAGCTGCACAGGTTGCAAAGATGACTGCAGCTCAGAAGGCAGAACATGATGCTAAGAAGCGTGAAGATGATCTTGTACAGCGTGAAAAGCTTATCGCTGAGAAGGAACTCAGATACACAGCTCTCGGCATTCTGGAAGAAAGCAGCCTTCCTGCATCACTTGTTGACTGCCTAAATCTGAGCAGCGCAGACAGCTGCAACGCATCAATTGAAGCACTCAAGAAGGCATGGCCGGAAGCCGTCAAGGCAGCGGTCAATGATGCCTTAAGAAGCAATAAGCCACCTGCATACGGTGGCGGAAACAAGGAAACAGATCCGTTTTTAGCAGAATTCGGATTATAAAAGAAAAGAGGTATGAACTATGGCAGTTAATCTCGCTGCAAAATACAGTGGTAAAGTTGACGAAGTCATCAAGAACGGTGCGCTCTCACAGCCTTCCGTAAATAATGACTACGATTTTATCGGCGTTAAGACAGTCAAGGTGTACAGCTTTGATCCTGTCGCAATGAATAACTACACACGTTCTGGAACATCCAGATACGGCTCACCTATTGAGCTTCCTGACACAACACAGGAAATGACACTCACACAGGACAGAAGCTTCACATTCACCATCGATAAGGGTAACAGAATCGATACTCCTGAGGGCGTGAGAAACGCTGCAAAGGCACTCCGTCGTCAGGTTGAGCTTGTAATTCAGCCTGAGATCGATAAGTACAGATTCACAAAGATCGCAGAGAACGCATCACACAAGTTCTTCGCAACATCCGGAATCTCAGCTTCTACAGCTTACAGCATGTTCCTGGAAGCTAATCAGGCAATTGATGAAGCTGATATCCCTTCAAGCGGCAGAATCGCAAATGTATCTCCTGTATTTCTTAATCTCCTGAAGCAGGACGATGCATTCATCAAGGCAGGCGATCTCTCACAGAATATGCTTATCAAAGGACAGGTAGGTGAGCTTGATGGTGTTTCAATCATCAAGGTTGCAAGCTCAAGACTTCCAGCAGGCTGTCTCTTTGAGATCACACACGCTGCTGCAACAGTAGGCCCTGTTAAGCTCGAAGAGTACAAGATCCATGAAGATCCTCCCGGAATCAGCGGTCAGCTTTGTGAAGGCCGTATATACTACGACGCTTTTGTCCTCAACAAGAAGAAGGACATGATCTCGGTGTACTACGGACAGACAGGCAGTCTCACTCTGACAGCTGCAGCAGGCTCTACAAGCACAACATCAAAGGTAACTGTAAGCGGCAACACAGCAGGCGGTACACTCAAATACAAGGGTGACTTCGCAAGCGCAGCAGCAGCTACAGGTGCTATTGACATCGGTGATGATGCAAGTGCATGGACAGCATTTCCTTCAGACGGTGTAGTAACTACAGCAAGCGGTAAGTATATCGCTGTTGCAGTAGTCGTTGACGGTAAGGTCGTAAGCGGTGGAACTGTAGCTGCTGTTGTTGGGTCCTGATGATTGACAAGCTGTTACTGTTACTCGGAAATCCGTGCGAATGCGAATGTGAAGAGGATACTGCCGAGACATGCCTGGAGCTGGCACAAGCTGCGGTTCTGGACTACATCGGCAGGTCCTCACTTCCGAAAACTGCGGAAAGCATCGTGATAAAGCTCGCAGTTATCTACTATAACCGTCTTGGCAACGAAGGTGAAGCAGCACGTTCCGAGGGCGGTATAAGCCAGAGCTTTGTCACAGACATTCCAGCGGACATTAAAAAGCAGTTGGACAACTATCCAAGAAAGGTCGGTGTGATTCATGCGACTGTCAAGGAATAAGATGCGGCCTGTGTTTATCTTCAAGATGGTGAACGTAGAATCAGACTACGTCGGCACCGAAAAGAAGATAGACCTCGTCGGCCGCTTCAACTGTATTGTAAAAACATCAATACGATCGAAGAAAGACGATGCAAAGCCGGCTAATGAAGTCAATGAAAGTGAAGTAATCTGTGAGCTCACGATACCAAAGGGTTATCACTTCAAGCGTGGTTTTATGGCCTCGCTTGAAAGCCCGGAGAAGCCTGATATGATTATCGATTCAATCGATAAGTATACAGAGCATAATATCTGTAAGCTGAAATCATGGAAATAAACCTTCGGTGTAACGGCCTTGACAACTGGCTCCGGAAGATTGGAGCGCTGCAAGGCCTGGAACGCAACCCAGAGGTAGACAAAGCTCTGGGCCGTGGAGCTGCCAGGATGCAGGCACAGGTAAAACTGTTGACACCTAAACATACCGGCAACCTTCAAAATAAAATCGTTCTTGATCATGTACAAATGATGGAATGGGCGATTGATACGAACGTCGAATATTCCATTTTCGTGGAATTCGGCACCGGCAAGCTCGGTGATCCTGCAGTACCGCATACCAGCAAAGACAGCTGGACCTATTACTCGGAAGAGCTTAAGAGGTTCATTACAACGCACGGTCAGGAGCCGGCTCATATGTTTACACAAGGCTTTGCACTTACATACAAGAAGGCTATAAACATAGTCGAAGTAGAGATAAGGAGATTGATAAGAAATGCTTGACCTTAACAAGAAAATCGGTGATCTCCTGAAAGAACTTGCGCCTGTCGAATTAGCAGGCTCTGAGAAAGAATTCACATTACCGTCGATATATATCAGCATGGTATCAAATAACACAGACGTGAGCATGGATAATAAAGACTTCCTCACGAGATTTGTATACCAGATAGACGCATATGCAGAAACACCTAAGAAGTGCTGCGAAATCGCAGCGGCCATAGACAGCATCATGCAAGAAAACGGATGGAAGCGTTCTAACGGAGCTCTAATCGGCAGGCAGCGTTATATGCTGACATACACAGCGATTGTCAGCGAGAAATTCAGTACATATAAGGAGTGATAATATGCCAGAGTTCAATAGCAAGGGCACGATCCTGAGCGTTGCAACAGTTCCTACAGGAAGCGCTGAGCCGTCATATAAAAAGCTTTACGGGCTGTTCACCGTTCCTGAAATGGGCGGTACACCTGAGATGATTGACGTTACCAATTTAGAGGACGCAATCAAGAGAAGCATACACGGCCTCCAGGATGTCGGAACAATGGACTTCGAGTTTTATACTACCGAAGACGAGACTGATACAAGCGAGCAGATCAGAGACACATGGAACACACTTGCAACATATGAAGCTGCAGGTGATTCACTGCTCTGGAAGTTAGAATATCCGGACGGCGAAGGATACACCTGGAAAGGAAAGCCAAGCCTCCGCAGACAGGCTGTTAATGTTAACGAGGCTATTAAATTCACATTAAACACAAGCCTCGAAACACCACTTACTCCGCTCTGATAAGGAGGACCGCATGAAACCATATGAAGTATTAACTGTCGGCGGCTGCGAGTACAACCTGAAGATCACAGCCGCTCATGCGGTTAGCCTGGAAGAAACGATCGGAACCGACCTCATAACCGGAATGGAGAAGTTCCCGGAGGTCAAGACACTTGCACAGTACTACCTTGCAGCAGTCAAGACGATGAACGACTCAATCAAGAAGGTTGAGGACGTGTATCAGCTCTTTGATGATTACATCCTCGGCGGCGGCACAATGGATGAGCTGCAGCTCCTGATGATGGACGTGCTCGAAACATCGGGCATACTTACCAAGGACACAAACGAAGCTCAAAAAAAAATGCTGTTAGGTCGCCGGGAAATGTTACAGAAGTTGTCAGAGGATATTACAGGAAATCTCTTAGAGTTGGCCTCCTCCCAGACCAGTTCTGGCAAATGAGCCTCGCAGAAATAAGAGATATCTATGAATACCGCACCGAGCAGAGGAACATGGAAATATACTCGCTCTCCGGAATGATAAGGACTGCGATAGTTACCGCATTCAACGAAAAGACGAAATTTCCACCAGCTCCTGGAAGTGAAGAATCAGGAGACTGGCACAAATCTGCTGCTTACCTCAGGGCAATATGTAAAGCGCAAGGAGGTGCAAAATGACAGTAGAAGAGCTGAGGCTTATCCTCAGAATCAACGGCACATCCACATACACACATTCACTTAATGAAGTCACAAATGTGACTAATAACTACACGAACAGCATCGGTGGTCTGACTTCCATGCTTGCAAAGTTTGTCTCAGCTGGCTTTATAGCGAAATTCGCAAAGGACTGCATCGAGGCAGCATCTAACCTGCAGGAAGTAAGTAACGTTATGAGCGTTACTTTCGGCCAGAACGCAGCGATAATAGACCAGTGGGCAAAGACACAAGCTGCAAGCTTCGGCCTTTCAGAGAAGGCAGCGAAGGACTACACAGGCGTCTACGGAACTATGGCAAAACAGTTCGGTGTATCTTTAGACCGTGCAACCAAGATGTCCATAGAGCTGACAAAGCTCACCGGAGACGTGGCCAGCTTCTACAACACGACCGATAAGATCGCATCAACGAAGCTGAAAAGCATATTTACAGGCGAGACCGAGAGCCTCAAGGAGCTCGGTGTAGTTATGACCGAGGCGAACCTGAACGCATATGCATTGCAGAAAGGCCTCGGCAAGACAGTGAAGCAGATGTCAGAACAGGAGAAGGTCCTGCTCCGATACAGCTTCGTTATGGATAAGCTCTCACATACACAGGGCGATTTCCAGAGAACGTCTGATGGCTGGGCAAACTCAGTCAGATTGTTGAAACTTAACCTTGAAAACCTCAAGGTCGAGATAGGAAATCAGCTGCTCCCTGTTGCAGGTCAAGGCTTAGCAGCCATTAACAGAGGCCTGCAGGCTATAAGTCCTATGCTCATATCTGTAGCTCAGACAATCAAGTACTACGGAGAGGCCTGGAAAAATGCATCAGCGACAACCAAGGCATTTATAAAAATAGCACTGTCTGCTGCTGCTATACTTGCAATAGCTCCTAAGATAATCGCTATGACAAGCGCAGCAGTCAAGCTCCTGACGATAGATATAGTAACACTCGGCGGAGCAATGAAAGCGCTGCTCGGCATCGTAGGCATCGTTCTGGCGGTGGCTGCAATGGCAAGTCTTACAAAGCAGGTAAGCGAGCTGAAGAATACATCTACCGACATTGTAAACGTCGGAGATTCTGCCGAGATCAGCGCAGACGCTGTAGACGATCTGTCCGATGCACTCGACGGTCTGGCAAGCTCTGCGGAAGGACTCGACACGTTCCTGGCATCCTTCGACGAAGTCAACAAGGTAGGCGGTGGCAGCTCACTGATGAGCAACCTCGTCAATACTGACGACCTCGCAAACATCATGGCTGCTGCATCAGGCCTTGACGATCTCAACGGACTCATGGACAGCCTTGGCAGTGACATCGACGGTCTCAGCAATCAGCTTGGCGCATTCGCAGGCAATCAGATCTTCACGAAGGAGTGGTGGGAAACGACCAAAGGCCATGTAAAAGGCTGGTGGGATTACTTCACCACATCACTGAAAGACGGCACCTGGAAAGATGATTTTCTCAGGTCTCTGGAAGAGGTCGGGGGCTGGATGGAAGAAAACTTCCCTGAATGGTCAAACTTCTGGGAAAAGGTCGGTGAAAAGATATTCGACCTCAAGACTGTGTTCATTGATCCAGTGATTGATGCGTTCCAGAAGCTAAATGACAAAATATTGGAGCTGGCTCAGAAGTTCGACGACAGCAAGTGGTCAAACTTCTGGGAAGGTGTAGGCTCAAACTTATACGACATAATGAATGCAGAAGTTACCATAGGACACGGTGGCGGTCACCAGAGATACGCTGCCGGTGGCATTCCAAACAAAGGCTCATTATTCATCGCCGGTGAGAGCGGAGCCGAGCTTGTAAGCAACTTCGGCGGCTCTCAGACAAGAGTAATAAATCAGTCACAGATCAACAACAACTCGCAGCCTACAATTGCATTCACACCGACAATTATGATCGACGGAAGGAAGATATCCGCAGTAGTCGTTGACGATATCAACAACACCACACGTTCAACAGGCAATTCGCCATTAATTCAAATGGGATAGGAGGATATGTATGTTCAAAATAGGATCAACAGATCTTCCAACACCAAAAAACGTGACGTATTCTCAGAATAAAATCTGGTCAAGAAATACCGGCCGTTTGGATAATGGATATTTTTTTGGTGATTTGGTTACTATCAAAAAAAAATACGAGGTCACATTTCCACCGCTCTCACCATCAGACCTTGAAACGGTCAGAGCTGCGGTGAATGCAGACTTCGCAACAGTTAAGATTACAAATGCAGAAGGCGGCACGGATGAAGTAACAGCCTACTTCGGAGATCTTAATGTAGAATCATACTCCTGGAATAACAAAATACAATATGCCATAAACGCAAGCATATCAATTATTGAAAGGTAGGTGATAGGATGTTACCAGGTGCAAGTGGTGTTAATGTAACACCGAGAAAACTCAGCTGTAAGCTGGTAATCGGTAATAATTCTATCACCAACGTACAATTGCTTACATATGCATCTGACTGGTCGGGAAATATAACGATAGGTCAAGTCATATCAAGCTACATTACAGCGACAATACCTACACCGAGCTTCAGCCTGGCTGGCGCAAACGTCTCGCACAGCATGGGATACGGAAGCCCAACAACATGGGTAGATATAGGACAGTACAAGATTGAAGAATCCAGCATACGTTCAAGGCAGGGGTATACGTCTTTCTCGGCCTACGACAAGCTGCACAACACTGTCAATACGTACTACTCGGCACTTACATTCCCTGCAACGCTGCAGGAAATCTGTGACGAAGTATGCAGGATGATCGGTATAACGTCTACCAACATCGGCATTAACTTCACGGTCACAGATAACATCCTCGACGGCTACACGCTGCGAGATGTACTCGGCTTTGTGGCTGCAATGTGCGGAAAGAATGCATACCTTTCTCCGACAGGGCAGCTCGAACTCAGATGGTTCACTTCATCGGGATATATAGCAGACGGCACACGTGCCAACATTCCGTACATCGGAGAAAGCAACAGCGTCGTGAACAGACTGATTTGTCAGAATGATTCTGGTGTTATATCATCTGGATCCGGCGCAGGAATTTATTTTACATGCCCGATAATGACTCAGGACTGGCTCGACTGGCTCCAGGGGAATCTATCAGGCTTCTCATATCGCAAGGCAGATGTAGATATACCTTGTGGCAATTTCTGCATCCAGAGCGGCGATATTATTACAGTCACAACGACTGGTTCAAGCTTGACCGTTCCTGTAATGGCTAATAGCTGGACTTACGACGGAGGCGTCTCGTCGAACGTATCAGCATATGATGTAAGCGATTACAGCGGCACAGCTAACAACGCTGAACGCTCTGCAACGGCTCAGAGAGTTCAAGGCATACTGGATGCCAAGAGAGCGGAAAGCCGTGAACAGCAGCAGTATATAAATATACAGGGCGATATACAGTACGCAACAGAGTTAATTACAGGAGCTCAGGGCGGCATCATCCGCACCAACTTCGGCGGCAATGGAAAGCCGGCAGAGTTTTTGATACTTGATACTGGTGACATTCAGACGGCAGTCAGAGTGTTCAGGCTTAACGAAAACGGCCTGGGATTCTCGAACGCAGGCTACAACGGACCTTACGAGACGGCAATAACCTACGACGGCCTTATAGTAGCGGACCGCATATCAGGCAATAAGATCTCTGGTGTGAAGTTTGAATCGCTGATAAATACAATCAACGGAGTAGCACCGCACATCATGATCGAGAACGGTGGCTATACTATCAACAAGGTCTCTGTAACCGACGGTGCAATCACCAGCGGACCTACAACAGTCGGAAAACTGTTCTTCATCGACCGTTCAAGAATACAAGGCGAACGTGATACAGTAGCACTGCAGGTCACAAGCGGTAATTGCTTCGTAATTGGTACACTGGATCCAAACGGATGGGATCTCGGAACCTCAGACTTCATATACTACTCGGACCTTTCAGTAGCTCCTTCAGGAGCTGAGAAGTTCCAGCTCTATGGTAACATGAAGTTGTTTGGTAACTTGTTCTTCGGATCCGGAGCGACAGACAACCTGAATAGTCTTAAATCAACTGTAGATAGCTTATCCGCTGCTGTATCAAATCTCACAAGTGCGATAAATACAATCAATGGTCAGATCGCTGACCTTGACCGCAGGGTAACTGCACTGGAGAATCAATAATATGAATATTTACGTAGGAAAAGATGCTGTATGTGGAATACAGCTTACAATAGACAGAGTGTGGCGATACGTCATGACTGCAACCGACGTGCTCACCGTGAAGGCTGCCGACGAATACGGAAACGTGATTGCTCAGGAGCTGACAGCTGAGGACGTAGACAGCATAGACAAGATGGTAACGGTCCGCTTCACAGCGAATCAGACAGCACAGCTCATGCCTGGAAGAGGCAAGCTCATGGCGTACCTTAACGACCTTGTCGTCGTTCAGCCACAAAAAATAATTATAAAGGGGGCTTTATAATGAGTAATGGATGCTGTGGATGGTTTCCACCTCCACCACCTCCTGACATGGACGATAAGAACAGATTCGGACCGGAAAACAGGTTCGTCGGCGACATTGAAGACGGTAAGCGTTATCCCTTCGACGTTTATAAAAAGGAAGAAACATACAGCAAGGAAGAGGTCTATAACAAAGAGGAATCCGATGCAAAGTATGCAACCGAAACAGAAGCAGTCGATATCAGAGCAAGGCTTGATGCTCTCGAATACAAGAACATCGTGATCAGCAGCTTCTCTGCTGCTCCACCGGTGAACGAGCTCGGCAGCAGCCAGACAATCACACTCGGCTGGAGCTTGAACAAAACTGCAACATCGCAGAACATCAACGGCTCTCCTGTAACAGGAAACTCAATGCAGTACACAGGTGTTACAGTCAGCACAAGCTACACGCTGACCGTCAGCGACGGTCAGACAAGCGCAAGCAAGACGGCTTATGTCACATTTGCAAACCGTATATACTACGGAGCAGCAGCAGACCTGACAACAGTCACAAGTCTGAGCTCAGTTCTCAGTAACGATCCAGAGCGCACGATTACAGTCGATGCCGGAGCAGATGAGTACATCATCTATGCTATTCCCGCAAGGCTCGGAGATGTAACATTCTTCGTATCTGGCTTCGAGGGTGGCTTCGAAGCGCCTGAGGAGCAGACACTGACAAACGGCAGCGGATATCAGGAAACATACAAGGTTTACCGCAGCACAAGAGCAAGTCTCGGCGAGACTACTATCGAAATCAAGGAGGTGTAAGTAATGCCAGTATACGTTATTGATACGCTGAAACCGAAAAACGGTCTTGACTTTCCTGTTGTCGAAGCTGTTGACGTTGCTGTCGAAGGTTATGCCAGCCTTGCCGATGCTGTAACGCATTTTGCAACTGATACAGCAATCACAGCTATTAATGCAGCACTTGATTTAAAGGCTGATAAAACAACAACTGCAAGCTTACAGGCTCAGATAGATCAGATAGCACAGGCTGCAGGCACAGGCACAGCTGACACCGAGATCGCTCAAGCGAGAATTGACTCAGAAGGAAATAGCCATACCACACTTGCAGAACGTATCAATTTTGACAACTCTCAGATCTATGAGAGCATGAAAAACAAACTTGATATAGAGTACGGCAAAAACATCTATAATAAAAACTCTCCTTATAAGCGAACCAACGCATATGTTGCTGCTGGAAGCGGTGTTCTGAGCACTCTTAATAATTATCAGGTCGTTACAATCAGCGTAAAAGCAGGCGATAAGTTAAGTTTCAACAAAACTAACGCACACGTTGCGTTTTTCAGCCAGTACACAGATATTACAACAGCAACTGTCGGTGCAAGATTAGGTGGTTATATATCAGGCTTCTCGGATAGCAACGAGCAGGGATATACAGTTCCTGCCGGTGCTGTAATGATGACATACTCCGAACCTGTTAATAATACTAATTCACAAATAGAATATGGCAATAGTTCTACTACATATGCTGCATTTGAAAGCGGCATAAAAGCAGAGCACGTCATAGGACTGTCCTCTATCATCGGCGATCAGGATGCTGCTATTGATGCAGTTGAAACCGGAATAGAAGCTGCTAATGATAATATTGATGAACTTGAAACAGGAATAGGCGTTAATTTCGCCGAAAACCGCTTTGATAAGACAACAATTACAAACGGCAAAACCTTTGATAGTTCAGGCAATGTAATAGATGGCACATCTTCAGATAATCTTAGCGATTATGTCGATGTAACTGGAAGAAGCTTTGCAATCGTTGGTTCGTACAACAGCAACAGATGGACAACATTAAACACCTATATTGTTGCTTACGATTCATCAAAAGAAAAACTTACAACACGACAGGCAACAGGAAGCAAATATACACTTCCAGCCGGAACTAAGTATATCAGATTCAGATTTGAAACGGCATACACCAATTACATCATGGTTATCACAAGTGACCATGTTCCAACAGCTTACGTTCCGTATGGAACAGAAACTGATTATCTGTATGGCGTTAAGCAGCTCATATCACCAGTCTATAATCAGATTGATACAAAACTTGACATCGATCACAGCAAAAATATCTATGATAAAAACGCTGAAAACAAAAGGCTGAATATGTATATAGCCGCAGGAAGTGGCGTTCTGAATGCTCTCAACGGCTATCAGGCGGTTATGCTTCCGGTTGAAGGTGGGCAGGAAATCAGTTTTAATAAATCTGATGCGCACGTCGCTTTTTTCAGCAAGTATACTGATATAACTGAGATATCTGCAGGATCTGCGATAAGTGGATATATTTCTGGATTCGCTAACGATGCAAAACAGGGTTACACAGTTCCAGAGAATGCCGTTGCAATGGCATATTCTGAACCGATCAATACTGCAAATGCGCAGATAGAATACGGCGAGAGCTCAACGTCTTACGTTCCATACAAGGAAGGACTTAACGCTGATAAGATCATCGGACTTCCTGAGTTTGCTGAGACTGTAACTGTTGGAACTGGGCAGGACTATACATCACTGCTTGAAGCACTGAAAGACAGCGGAGCTAAGCACATCAAGGTTCTTGGCGGCGTTTATAATGTAGTCGATGAATACAAAGCATACTATGGTAATGATTTCTTTGAGAATTACACAGGATATTCGGATTCAGATACCGATGATTTCCTTAAAGGCTTATGGCTTGAAGATGTAACACTTGAAATGGACGCGAATGCCATTGTACTGTATGACTACGACGGAGACAACACCACAGTTGGCGATCAGTTCTCAGTTTTCTCAGTAGGAAAAAACATTGAAATGATAGGCGGACAAATCAGAGTTGAAAATCAGATGTGCAGATATATGATACACGATGATTTCAAAAACTGGAATACAGGCTCTAACATTTACAGAAATATCATTTTTGATGGAAATGTAAGAAGCAGTGCAGTAATAGGCGGTGGCTGTGGAAGGCAGAACACCTATATAGTTGAGGGCTGCGTATTCCTTAATAACTCCCGTCCTTATGATATATCATATCATAACAACGGCAACAACGGCATTAATTTCCTTGATGTACATGGCTGCTACGGCAACGCACAGTGTGCTTTCCGTTGGTATGGCACAGGCACAGATATGACAACATGCATTGCACATGACAATCATTTCGGAAGCATCGTTTGCGAAGCTCATACATCAGCACCGCACGACATTGAAAATATGCGGATGTATGCATGGAACAATGAGGTATCGCCGTGAAAGGAGTGATATAATGATGGATAATGAATCCTTGAAAGAATGGTGCTTGTCTACATTCGTCCAGAAGGATGCCTGCTCCGACAGACACGAGAAGACAGACGAGAAGATCAACGCTCTCCTGCTCGACAATGGCAAAATCAACACAAAACTCTCACTCATTCAGTGGCTCGGCGGCATTGCCGCCGGGGCCAGCATCGGAAGTATAATCACATCACTATACAGCGTAATCTTCAAGTAAGTAAGAAGGTGAGCTCGTGGATAGTAGTAGTAAATGTTACAACTGTCACTTAGAATCGGAGTGGCAGGAGCACTATAGAATGGCAGTAAAACGATTTGACAGCAACATCCAAAAAGCACTGGTCATAACGATGATTTCTGTGATAGTAATGCTGATTTGCATTACTATCACAGCTGCAACCGTTATGAACGTTATAAAATTCATAAACAGTTTTGAATACGTAGAAGAAACAACATATTCCATTGAGCAAGATAGCGAAGGAATCAACACCGCCATGATCGGCGGAGAAAGTAACGAGGTGATTATAAATGGGGCAGAAGATAACTGAAAAGAAAAAATGTTACTGGCGGAAGAAGTCAGCACCTACACGTGGAGCTCACGAAACATCAGGCGTTTTCGGTGGCATCTGGCTCCGGGCCGCTCTAATCAGAGCAGTTCGCACGGTAGCTCAGACAGCAATTGCAACAATCGGCACAAGTGCAGTATTATCAGACGTAGACTGGAAGATAGTCGCTTCGGCTTCTGTCCTTTCCGGTATACTTTCGATTTTGACTGCCTTTGCAGGCCTGCCTGAGGTAGATCAGGCAACAACTTACGAAGAGGAGGGCGAATAATGGGAAATCTCTCAGCACATTTTGACAGTTCAGAATTTGTATGCGGCTGCTGTGGCAAGTCTATAAAGATGTCAGATCTGCTCATTGAAAGACTGGAACAGCTCCACTCCTTGATGGGAGCAAAGGCAGTATACATCAATTCAGGATATCGCTGCAACAACAATCCCTGGGGATCGCCGACAGATGCACACCGCAAGGGAATGGCCGCTGACATTAGGGTACAGCGTAAGGACGGAAGCTATTACACAGCTGAGGACATCGCCGAGGCAGCTGAACGTGTAGGCTTCAAAGGTATAGGTATCATGGAGCCGGACAGCTGTCACGTCGATACCAGAGGCGACGAGCCTTATATCTACGACTGGTGGCACGGCAACGAGACCAAGCAGATTGACTGGACTAAGGATTCAGGACACACTTTTATCCGTGGTACAGTCTTCGACGGTGAAAGAAATCCTGCTCCTTCTGAGGAACACACCAAAGACGAACTCCTCCAGGAGCTGAAAGCATTGTACGAGAAGTACTCATAAAGCACTATGAACAGATTCACCACTATATCTAACTCAGAGCTGACAGCACTGATCGATGAATGGGTGAAGGGACAGCGTGACAGAGCCATAATGAAAAGAAGGCTCATCGACTGCATACGTCTGGAACCGCTCGCCGAGGAATTCGACCTCTCTGTACAGCACGTCGCAACAATAGTTTCAAAAAATATTAAGATTTTAAGTGCAAAAACAAGTAAATAACAATGAAAAAAGCTTAATCCGCTTGATGGTGGATTAGGCTTTTTTGTTTTATACTAAAGATGGTGAATCAATATGTACGAATTTGTAAACGTGAATCCATGCAAGCGACGGCTCGGAGATTGCGTTATCCGTGCCTTGTCTCTCGCCCTTAATCAACAGTGGGAAAGGACATACATAGATCTCTGCATCGAGGGATATATCCAGTGCGATATGCCAAACGCAAATAACGTCTGGGAAGCGTACCTCATATACAAAGGATTCAAGCGGTATCCTGTAGCGGATGTTATGACCTTCGAGGAATTCGCAAAGGCTCATCCTGACGGACAGCTCTATGTGGTGGCCACTGGCTCTCATGTGGCAGTGATAAAAGACAATACGCTGTATGACAACTGGGACAGCAGTGACGAAATAATTGCATACTACTTTATAAAGGAGTAAACTATGCCTTACAATTCATTTATGCCGAATACCTACAATCCATATGTACAGCAGTATCAGCAGATGTTACAGCCTCAGGTCCAGCCGCAAGCTCAGACACAGCAGTCAAGCGGTGGTCTACTCTGGGTGCAGGGCATCGAAGGAGCAAAGAGCCACTTTGTGGAACCGGGGCGCTCCGTGCTGCTCATGGATTCAGAAAGCAATTCGTTTTTTATAAAGTCTGCTGATACTTCAGGTATGCCTTTACCTCTTAGGATATTTGACTATCAAGAAAGAACCACTCAGCAAGCACCACAGCACCCCACAGCAGCGGCCGCAGACACAAGCACATATATTACACGTGAAGAATTTGAAAGCCGTTTAGCGGCAATTACAGCAGTTACAGAAAGGACTGATATCAATGCCGAGTGAGCTTTATAGTGCTATTGGTAGTGACAAGAATGTCTCTACCAATCAGGATCCGAGAAGTGCAGCAATGAACCGCATGAAGGAAATGGGTATAAAT